GGGGTTTTGCTTCCCCGGCCTCAGCCTATTGGCCTTGATCGCGATGCCGGCGGCTGTGCCGCTGGATGGCGAGTTGAACTTCGAACGCTAGCCGAGGCGTTCAATACGGTCGTAATATTCAGCGGCTGTAGGAGGCTCGATCTTCTCCTCGACGCCGTGTGCCTTGTTGTGGCCGTCGATACACGCGGCGAACTGAAACAGGCTCATCTCGTCAACTTGCTGCGGCGAGAAACCTAGGACGGCTCCAGTTCCGTAGATGACCGAGAAGGAGAGCCGTCCGTCCCATTTGTCTCCTCGGTCTCCGCTTTTCCCGCCTGTTCATCCGGAACGCCGATGATCGCAGCGGCCAGCACAGCAAACGCTGTATTGACGCTCTCACCGAGAGGCCGCCCGTCGACATAGAGTTTCGTCACAGCGAAGGCTTGTGCCGGCTGCATTCCCCCGCCGATGAGACCGACGCGGATCGGCTCGCGAACGTCATCGACTTTCCACCGCCGATGCGCCAGGCGGTCCATGATCTCGATCAGGCCCGCGCCGCATTTCTCCTGGATCTCACGCCACTCTTTGATGCCGGTGCGGAAGCGATGCTCGCCATCGCCCCATACCAGAGTGATGCTGCCATCTGCTGACATCAGACAGCCGCCACGGCGCCGCTCGACACGAGCGTCATCTCGACGGTGACGAGGCCGCCTTGCTCGCCGCCGAAGTTGAGCGCCGTCATCAGGAATGCGCCCTGATACGTCACCGGCGACGTGTCGTGATCGAACACGATCTGAACGTTGCGCGGATCGGTGTCGTCAAAGAACGCCTTGTAGGTGGCCTGATATTCCTTCGCCATGAGGCCCGAACCCTGGACCGATGCCGAGATCGTGCTCTTGGCGCGAGCGGTCCAGACCGGTGCATCGGGATCGTCGCAATCCGGAATGGCGAAGTCATTCGTTTCCGCCGAAAAGTTCAGCGACTTCGAATTGAGAGCGCACGGGGCCGAGAACACTTCGGGCGATCCGCCGTCGCCGATCCTGATCAAGAGCCGGCTGCTCTTCAGAGTGGTGGGTGCCGCCAAGGTAGTAATCTCCTCTTCAGGTGTTCGGCTGCGTGAGAGCGCGGAACGTCAGTGCGATGTGCGACGTGATCCCGTCCGGGTCGCGAAGCACTTGCGAATTGTCGAATTCGATGAGGTCGAGCAGATGCCCGTCGAGCTGCAGGCGTGCGTCGTCGAGTGCATCCCGAACCTGAGACGCGAGATCCTTCGCCTCTGGGAATCCCACGGCGCGTGACCAAACGTCGACCTGAAGCGTGACCTCGGATCCGCGCCGACAATCGGAATTGTCGGGCAGAACCTGGCCCTCGCCGATCGTGATCCGGGGGAAAGGATTGTCCTCCGGAACTCGGTCGAAGACATTGTCATGGATCAGGCGAAGCTTGGTGACGACCGCCTTTTGCAAGGCGAGGCTTGGATCAGGCACCGCCGCCCTCGATCGGAAAGTGTTTCTTGATGGCCTTCGTCATCGCGCGCTTGACCGCGGGCCGGCGCGATTTCTTGTAAAGGCGATACATCGTCCAAAAGAACGGATTGGCCGGCATCTTTTCCGTTCCGAACTCCTGGGCGAGCGCATAGTCATAGGTGACGCTCGTGCCTTCTCTGACTGGCCGCGTCGTCGTCGGGCCGCCGGCGCGGATCGTGGCGCGGACGTTGGACGGGTCGAACTCGATCCGAACGCTTTCGGCGAGCGTGCCGTCGTCTCGAGGCGCTGCCGCCTTCATGGCGTTCGCCGTCTCTTGGACATTCTTAGCGAGGGCTTCGAACGCCGCTTTGCGAACCTCTTCCGGGATCCGCATGAGCCGGCGCTTGTATGCCTCAACCGAGGCGTTCGCCATCAGCCTTCCGCCTCGCCCGACATGCACAGCAGGTCGAGATAAGCGCCACGCTCATCCATGTTCGCCATGGAGCGGATGTTGAAGATCGTTCCGCGGCGCGTGTCCCGGGCCCGCCATTCGCCGGTGATGCGCTTCGTCTGAGACGAGAGGCGAACGCGGATGATCATGGGCTGAGTGCCGGAGAGGCGAGCGGCCTGAACGGACTCGTTGCCGATGCCCTTCGTCGGCTGAAGGCGAGCGGCGCATTGGAACTGCTCGCGCCATTCTCCGGTGACGACGTTGCCATAGTCGTCCCGGGAAGGCGTCATGCGCGCTTCGAAGGCGACGCGCTCGCGCAACTCACCGGCAGGCATGTCAGTCTTCTGCGGTCTTACGGCGGCCGAGGCGCGGCTTTGCCTTCTCAGACTCGCCATTGCGTTCGATCGGCTCTGTCGGTTCGGCCGGCGGATCGAGCACCACAGCGTAGCCGTTCGCGACCGCGAACTCTGCGCACGGCGTGGTGACGAGCTCGCGCATGCCCGGCAGATAGGCGATGGTCTGGCGACGGTTCTTGCCATCGCTCGGCCAGTCGAGGCGTTTGATGAAGCGGACGCGCGGCATGGTTCAGGTGCCCACGATGATAATGTCGTAATCGACGGCAGTGGTTCCGGCGCTGTTGGCGATGCGCAGCAAGTCGCCGGTGCTCGCCGTGACGGTCCAGCCGGTCGCCGGTGCCGCGAAGAGCACCACACCGCCAGGCCGAACCGCGATGGTCGAGGTGTTTGCGTTGAAGGGGCCGACGAAGGCATTCGAGCCGGCGCCACCGACGAGGACGTCGTTCGTGTTGGTCGCCCTCGCCACCACGATGAGCGCCTTCACCGTAAGGAAGGTGAGCGTGGAGCCGAAGGCATCCGTGAGGCCGCCGGCGAGGTCGAGGCTTTCGTTCGCCGAGGCCGCAAGGTTGCGGCTGTCCGAAAACACCTTCGCCGCCTGATTGGCGCCGGAGCCATCCGCCAGCGCGATCTTGATGGCCTTCTTCAGGATCGCGAGCGGCGTCCCAAGGTCGAGCACGCTCGACTGCTGCGCCTCAATCGAGGCGACGATAGAGGTGGCAAGAGGCATTCGTTCGCTCCTATCGGATCGCTGCCGCGCAAGCTGATTGATTGCTGCCCGAGCCGACCGCATCAGCGGACAGCGCAAGAGCCGTCTGCGCAGTCGCGAAGGCTTCCGCGGCGCCAGACATGGTGTTTGACTCGAACTGAATGTCGAAGGCTTCCGTCGCGCCAGCCCATGTGTAGGTCGCCGCATTGGACTCGCCGACGACGGCGAAGACGGCGCCGCCGGCCTCAACGTCGATCGGCAAGGATGACGGATCGCCGTTTGCGCCCGCGGTATCAAAGGCGGTGGCCGAGATCACGCCAGACACAGGCCAGAGCGCAATCCCGCAACGGGCCATGGACGCATCGAAGGTGGCGGCGACCTGCCCGGACTGCCCTTCCGGACCGATGTAGAGCGAGACGCGGCTTCCAGCATTGTTGTTCGTGGCAAGCTCGCTCATCGCGACGCCGCCAATCGTCACAGACGACAGCGCCGCGGTGGTGACGGAAGATCGGGCATAGATCGCGACGACGGCACGCTCGCCCGTCGCGATGGCGCCTAGCCCGCTTGAGGTATAGCTCGTTGCGTTCGTGTCCGAAGACCATGTCGAGACAGCGCCAACCGCGACCGGGGCGTCCTCCTCGACTGGCGCCGCGCCAAGGAATGATCCGGACTCCGCATTCGTATGGAAATGGTCCATATCGTTGCAGAGCGTCGCACCGTCTGGAATGTAGCCCTTCACATTGTTCAGGTAGAAGGCGCCGCCCTGTCCCCAGACTTGGAAGATGGTGCGGGCCGCTGATCCGTTGCCGCACGAGAACGAGCCGCCGTGCAGCATGACGAAACCGTTCGTGTCGACTTGCATCCGCCATTGGTTCGCGCCGGGGAGGCCGGACTCGAAATGGCAGCCATGGCATTCGACGTGATCATTCGCATAGATGTAGGCGCCCGATGGGAAATCGAACGAGCACCCGAAGAAGTACATGTCGACGGAATGGCCTTCCTGATAGACGCAGTTCGAAGATCCGCCGATCGTGCATCCGAAGAAAGAAAGTGCCTCGCCGCGGTTCGTGTCGCCAGAATAGGTGCGGACGCAGGTCGCGCAGTTGCGGATGTCGACGCTATAGAACTTGCAACAGAAGGCGTTCTGGCGAACGACGATGCCGAACTTAAAATCTTGGATATCGCAGTTGCGGATGTGCAGTTTCGAAGATCTGTCGCTCGAGTTCGTCGCGGTCTCGATATGCACCGCAGCCTGCGTCCCGGTGCCGGAGCCGCGGAACAGGATGCCCTCGACGCGGCTCGCCGAGTGGCCGCGGGTCGGCCCGGAGAGATCCGACGCGACCTTTAGAAGTTTGTCCTGGCTGCCCGTCGACGAGTTAAGAACCGCCCGATTGCCGAGCAGGCTCACCGTCTGCGGAAGCACGATCTCGGATGTGCAGACATAGGTGTCCGACCCGAGGAAGACAGCGCCGCCGCCATCGGCATGCGCGGAATCAATCGCAGTCTGGATCGCCGCGCTGGTGAGCGCGGAGGGGGAATAAGCTGCGGTTGCCATGGATCAAGCCAATTGCGGGAGATAAGGCGACGTCTCGCCCGGGTTCACATTCGATGCGAGGAGGCGGGTGCGCAGCGTCGCGTAGTCGACCGCCTGCACGTCGATGTTCTGCTCGACGGCGATAGCCGCGGCCATGCCGCAGCCTTGGCCGACCGTCGCCAACGCCAGTTCCATGCGATAAGCGCCATAAGCTAGGTGCGTTGCGCTCAATCCCCACGGAA